ATTATATCTTGAATACTTTGTGAATTATCTATAGTATCCCGTTTTTGTTTGACTTCATGTAATGGTATATTATTTTCTCGATCTTCAACTTTATATAAGTCAAATTGTTTAATTATTTCTCTATTACTATTGAAATGGGTTAAAATACCATTATCAACATCTTTAATTTGTTCTCCTGCAACAATATCAACAACACTATTTATATCGTTTTCAACCATCTCAACCTCTAAACAAATTGGTTCGAAAAATGTGTTTGTTATTGATATTTTTTGTCCTGAAACACCAATAAAAGGTATTTGATTTGGTTTTAAATTAGATGCACTACTAGGTGTTAATTGTAAAAAAATTAAACTTCCACTATCATCAAATCTATATCTAATAGTCTTTTGAGATGTATTACTATTATTTTCAGTTATTGGTACAACTCTATTAGAAGTAACAATATGTCTAACAGTGTTTCTAATTTTAGTATTATCACTGTTATCATAATATTCAACTCTATAACCTTGTAATGAATTATTACCTCTTAAATCAGATGGTAAAGTATTTTTATCTATAACAATGCCGTTTACATCTGGTAAAGACGATAATACACCACACTCACTTATTTCTGTGTGAATAGTTTTAGGTTTTATATATATTGTATATATTCCTAATTGATTAAATGTTGTGGCTGGTAATGTTAAATTATATATTCCTTCTAATAAATTATCTCTAACATCAGATTGTTCATCTTCAGGTAATTGAATTTCTGTTAACACATCAGCAGGATTCAATCTGAACATGTCTAAATTTTCAACTGTTCTATCAGAAGTATAATTATAGAAAATATCGATATCTGCAATATTTACATCTGATGGTCTGTTAATACCATATACTCCAACACTCATACTTATTCATTTTTATATATATTATAATAAGACCCACCAACATAATACTCTAAATCACTCAATTCATTAATATCTTTCATCCTAAAAAAAGGTTCTACAACATTAACTTGTGGTCTATCTATAAATAGGTCTTTTTTTATTAATGGTTTAGAAATGTTATCTATTAAAGAACTATCTTTATAAATATTACCATTAATAGAATTAATTGAATTTAAACCATAACTTTCACCATAAAAATAAGTGATATTTGATTCAACATCATCAACATATTTTATTTTATCAATATAATAAACATATGTATCACCAGATATACTTTCATTAACATTCAATCCGTTTACATTAATATCTGTTGATATAAAATATTTGTCTTCTAAATCACCATTATTGATTGTTTTTCTTAATTCACTCAACCTACTAAACGTTTCACCTGATACAACATGTAAATCTTGATCGTTTCCATCAAGAAAATTATCAACGCCAAAAAAACCATAATTTATAGATTTTGATGTTATTTGAATTTTAAAATTATAATTAATTGATTCATCTGGTACAATAACATACTCATTATCGGATGTTGTTGTACCAGTAGTGGTAATTAGCTTAATTTCTTTTTTTATATATTCCATTATAAATCAACCTTTTTTTTCAAATATACTTTAATATCTTTTTCAGGATATTTAATTTCAAACATTGAATCTTCCGCAGAATATATTGTGTTATTAATTATTTTTATTTCACCAGTATCTTCATTAATAATTTCTTGTTCTACAGGGTTTATCGAATAATTATTTCCAACTTTATTAAGAACTTTTAAATTTAAAATATTGTTAACACCTTCAACACCCATAATTTTATTAGTTAAATTTGTTAATAATATATCTTCATTCATTTTTCTATTATTTATATCAAAAAAATCACTAATAATTCTAATAACATCATTAATAATTATATTATCATTTCCATTTTGAATGTATAAATATATTTCAATACCAATATTAAAAATTCTACCATCTCGTATTTCAATATAATCATTAATCATTCTATAATTACTAAGATATTCGCTAATATTATTTTTTAACAAATTATTTGATGTATTACTCAATAAACCATCATTAGTTCTACTTAATATTGGAATAATTACTTTATTATTTTCTTTAAAAGCATTTACCCTGAATGGTGAACCAAATTTACCGGGCATAGTAAACACTTTAAACAAATAATCAGTAATTGTTACACATCTATCTTGAGATGAAAAATTATATTTAATTAAATATCTTATTTCTTCAATACTTAACCCGTCATTACCACCCATTGCAGGTATTGGATTCGTAACAGTTAAACTTCTTCTAACATTATTATTAAAATCTTGTCTAGATCCTTCAACAGTGATAGTGAATTGACCCATTTCAGTTAAAACATTCCTACCAATATTACCATTAACACCACCACCACTTCTATATCTAACAAACAATGTCGCATTTTTATGTAATCTTTCACCTAAAGATGTGTTATATAAATAAGTGTCTAAAAAATCTCTATTAGTTACACCCTCTTTCAATAATCCGTCTCTAAATGCATCGGTTTCTGTATCTCCACCACCAAATATAATATGGCAATATCCATTAGAATCAAATTCTTTTATAAATTTTTTGGTTACATCAATCCATTTTGCAGCTTTAATAAAATTATTATTTAAACCAGTATTTTCATCCTCAACTAACACTCTTTGTTGTGCTAAATATTTAACTTCATGAAATCTATTATCAATAGATTTATATTCTGTTTCTGATGGTTCTGGTATTGATCCAGTTCCATCTATTAAAGCAACGTCTAATATCTCCAATATATTTGGATCTGACAATGTTAAGTCAAAAAAAGGTGTTATATCAGAATCTCTAACTGTTCGTCTATATACATTTGTTATTCCATTTAAAACAATTTCTCTTTTTTTGACTGTATAACTTTCAATTATGTTATTAGAATTAAAATTGGGTATAATTGTTCTATTTAAATCTCCTAATGAACTGTATGGTGAATTCCAATCAACAACGTCCATAGTTTCAAATGTAACACCACCACCAGTTACTTGAGCACCAGCTAATAATGTTGGATAGTAATCTGAATCTGGTTTATCACCTTTAACTGGTACAAGAACACTAAATTCAGCCACTGTAACAGCAGGTCTTTTGTGGGGTATGTTAAACCCTAAATTTTTTGCTATTTCAAACAAAGATTCTCTTTGTTGAGCATTTTCCAATTGTGTTTCTTGAAAAGCCCTATCAGTATTAATTGATAGATCATTACCAACACCTGCGTTAATATCTATTAGTATAGATCCAACACTAGAATCATTAAAATCAGACATTACATTCGGATAATATTGTTCAATATAAGATTTTAATTCATCTCTATATTCACTAAAAGTTCTTTTATTATAATGTATTATACTATCAGCCATTTTTATTTATTTAGAAAGTTATTTGTAATTGTTGTGCGCCTGTAAAAATATTACCACTAAATGTATATACAACATCAATTATTTGTTCTGTTTCATTTTCACCCTGAGTATGTTTCATACTAACAACTTTGATCTCAGGTAAATATTTTTCAACTGTTTGTTTTAAATCTGTTTCAACATCTTTTATTGTGATATTATCATTGGGTTCAAAAATATATTTTATTAGATATGTACCATAATCAGGCATATAATATCTATACCCTTTTTCAGTAAGCAGTAACAACATTAAATCTGATGAAACCGCATCCTTAGTAGTTGATGTTAATGAAAAAAATCTATTGTTGTTTACATCATCTTCTAATGGAAATCTAATATTTATACTCATAGTTATTATTTTAATATAAATAGTTATAATAAAAAAACCACCAAGCAGATACTTGATGGTTTTTTTATTATAATACTTAATATTTAATTACTCTGAAAAATCAAAAGTTTTAAATTCTTTAAACATTGAATCAATTTTAATTAGTTCTTCCCTCTTAATCAACGTTTTCTCATAAATTTCATGTATTTTATCGGTTAACCAATTATCATCCATCAACAAGTTATGATCATCAACAAAATCCTTAACTAATAAAACAGGTGTATCAAATTTTTTCTTATATGATCCCTCTATCGTTACACCATCTATAAAATTAACATCAAAACTAATTATGATATTTGAATCCTTTTCAGATGTAATTGTATATGTTTTACTCTTCATTTTTCTTCTTTTTTGATTGTTTTAATGCATCTTCATTTTCTTTCTTTTGTTGGAAAACAGCAATAATACTTTCTTTTAGTCTAATCATTCTCTCATCACCATGTTTACTAAGCATACCACCATATGTTGTAAAATCAAACTTTTCAAGAGTAATTTTATCATTTTCATTAACATTAACACCTGTTAATGCTTCTTCAAAAACCAACATCTTTTGATCATTTTCAAGTTGATCAAAAACTTCCTCATTTAATACAATAACAATATTTAAATTATCTGTTAATACTTCAAACAATTCACTCATTTTTTTTACAGTATACAACTCATTTTGATTGTTATTGGCTAACAATTTAAATTCAACCCATTGAGGAATTGAAGTGTTATCTAACACTTCATTAAACAAATCTTGGGTTTCGTCAAGTACTTCTACAAATTTACTCATAATTATATTATTTTATTTAACAATTAAATCTTTTATTTCATTAAAAACTCTAAATTCTTCATCGGATAAATTAGTATCATCAAAAATCATAATCATCTCCATTAACGAATTATATTTATCAACAATTTTTTTTAGTTTTGGATTCATTTCATTATTAATGATTAATTCATCCAATTCCTTTTCAATATTAACTTTATTTTTATCAATTGGTGTACCGTCAGCTTTTTTATGAATATTATTAATTAAATCAACAACTTCATTTTTTTCACCATCTACTAAAGATGATTTCAATTGTTCTAAAAATTTTTTATTTTCCATAATATTTTCATTTATGCGGAGAGCATTGGAGTCGAACCAAACTCAAATTAATGAGCGATCAGATTAGCAGTCTGTCCCAATTCCACAACTGGTTTACTCTCCTTAATTTTGTTGTTACAAACATACAACAAAATTATTTATTATACAACTATTTTTTTATAACATCCATTTTTTTACAAAAGAATTTAAATACTTCATGAGTATCATTATAAACAATTCTCTTCTTAAATTTTTCTATTTTGTAACTATCTAATTCACCATAATCATTATAAACCCAAACATTTTCAATATTTATTAATTCTTTAAAAATTTTATCATCTTCAGATAGTTTATCTGTTTTATATTTAAGGTTAAGAAAAAATTCTAATTGTCTATACTCATCATCAATTCTTTTAACATGTAAAAAGTCTGTTAATTGTTCAATTTTGTTGATAACATTATTATTGTTTCTAATAATATTAATTGGGAATCTATCTTTCTTTATTTGTTTTGTTATATCAGATAAAATTTTATCCCCATTATTAGTAGTTTCAACAACATCAAATGAATTTGTTAACCCATCTAAAATTCTCTCATTATTATAAATTTCTAACAATTCATAATCGTCATCCTTAGTTCTTCTTTCATTCATCTCATTTTTTAAAACTTCTTCTAATGTTTTTCCATAATTCTTACTCTTTGGATCAAAAAACCCGTAATGTTCATGTCTTCTACCCCATTTGTCTTTTTTACCATACGACATTCCATTTTTATCTGCTGCAGTACCATATTTAACTTTATCCGATTTTTTTATAAATTGGTCTGCTTTTTTCAACACCTCATAATAATCCTGAACGTATTTTTGATCTGTTTGTCCTTGATAAAATTTTTCAAGTAATGGGTTTCTATGTAGCATCCTTTGATTTTTTTTATTTTTTTCATCCAAATCATTTGGATCTGCTTTTAGAATATCCATTTCTGTATTATACAAAGCCATACTTATATAATACATAATTATTTTAAATTTTAGAACAAACCAATTCCATATCTTAACCATATAATTACTCATTTATCACATTTTTATAAAATTCAACCCTATTATTATTAACAGTATTTAAATGATATTTTTTGGAAAAATCATTATAAAAAGTTTCACCAATATTATTTCTCAATTCTTTATCAATGATTAATTTTTTCAAATTTTTATACCAATGTTTCTTATTATTTGGTTTATTTGGAACCAATAAACAATTTTGCATATGAACACCGTCAACATTATAAGGAATTACATCATTTGCTACAACAGGTAATTTTCTACTCCAAGATTCAACCATTTTTAATGGACTTTTCATGTTGTTGAATTTAGTATTTAATAATGGTGCTATCACAATATCAGCATCATCCAAATTAAATGCATATTCTTCTACTGGTCGTGTCCATCTTCTGGCATATTTTTTTTCATCATTATATGATTTATTGGAGTATGTTTTCAACCATTTCAAATAATCTGAATCATCAATAATTCTATAATTATCTGTAAATACTGTTTCATAATAGTAATACGGTATTTCTTGAGGTTTATGCTTCACTTTCCTAACAGAAAAAACATTATCTTTATATTTTTCCTTTAATTCTGAGGGTATAAAATCAATCCTTGAAACATCACCTCTTGAATTAACAATCTTATTTACATTTCTCTGATTCCACAAACCCATATTTGTCAACTCAATTCTAAGATCATCATTGAAAATTGTTTCTGTTTTTTCCCCTCTCATGTCCCAACCAACATTAATAAACATAAATTTATTTTTTGTTTGTGGGTCAGCATTCAACATATTTGCAACACCTTCTAATTGCTCAACATCTTTTTTATGTGTTGATCCACCCAAATACATAATTTTAACTATATCATTATATTTGTTTGATTTATCATCTTTGAATTGTGGCATCGTATCAGGATCAACAGCATTAGGTAGAACAATAACATTATCTTTACCTGTTATTTTAACAATTTCATCTTTAAAAAATTCAGTTGTTGTTGTAACAAAATCAGCCATTTTTAAATTGGCTATAATGTTATCTTTGGTTTTTTTCTCTTTTGATATATTATATTTTGGGTGTGTTCTATCTAATTCCCAATAATCATCAATATCCATAATTAATTTAACACCTGAATTTCTTAATTCATTTGTAATTTTCATCATTACAGATGTAATCATTGTTAAACTAGTGTGATAATGTATTATATCAAAAGTTTTTAAATATTTTAAACTTTCTTCTGTTGTAGGATCAAAATCATTATCGATATGTACTTCAAATTCATCTTGATAATTTTTATCTAAATGAATTGCAGGTGTTAACGTTCTAAAATAATTAACACCTGATGTATTCTTGTTAAAGAATAAAATTTTAATTTTTTTCTTATTCATAAAATTAAGTTTATCGCAAAAATAATAAACTTAATTTTATGATACAAGAGTTTTTTTAATCTTCTGAAGTATTTTCAGATTCTTTCTTTGTTGATTTTTTTTGTGTTTCTTTGGGTTTAGTATTGGTTTTTGTTTTATTTGATGTTTCTTTAGGTTTGGATTTCTTTTTATTTTCTTCGTTCTTTATTTTATTGTTCATAATAATTTTATTATGTTTTTCCAATTCAGTATAAAAAACATCATCAGTTATTTGAAAAATAGATACTAATCCCTTTAAGCTTAATTTGCGTAAGCTAATTGGCAAACTATTAAATTCCATATACATTAATTGAGATGGTTTAATACTAATTTCTTTCCTCTCAAACCCGTCAATATAACTAAAGTATAATGTTTTATTAAAGTTAGCATCTCTTTTATTTAATTTAAAAGTATTATTTATAATCTTATATTTCATATTTAATTTATTTTAAAACTTGTAGTATTATATCACCATATTTAATTCCATCAAATCCATATTTATATCCTAATTCAGAAACACATCTGGATATTAATTTATTTTTAGGTATATCATTTTTATTTGCTAAATAATCAAAATCTACACCTTTAAACCAATATTCAGCCAATTTAAATACTGGATTAATATTATTTTCAAAAACAATATCTAAATCATCAGTATCTAAAACATTATCCATTTCTATTTCATATTTATTATACCCTTTTATTGGTTGTAATGAAAAGAAATTTCCTGATTTAGAGTCATCTTTAATAGGTTTATTTCTATATCCAATTAATTTTCTCTTTTTACCACCGTAAATATTTTCATCATAAAAATACTCGTCTCTAATAATATCAAAAACATTAATTTCATCAGGATAAGTTATTAAATTTTCTTGTTTTTCTTTAAAATTTATTATATCTTGAATTCTATTCAATTCTCTTATTGCTTCTAAATATGGTAACATGATTATAATACCTTTAATAGGTTTATTATATGATAAACAACTACCATATCTATGATGACCGTCTAATACTTTCAAATCCTTAGACAACCAAATATAATCATCAGAATAATCTTGTATTTTATCTAAAAAAACAATACCCTGAGAAGGTTTTATTGTATCTGGATTTAAAAGTGTTTTTTTATACGGTATTTTTTCATCATCAAAATATTTCAACACAACATTAAATGGTGATGAGATTTGTGGTAAATACTTTGGTTTATAATTAATGTCAATCATTATTAATTTTTTATATAAATAGTTTAAATTTATTTAAATTGTTTATATATTTCTTCTTTTATTATTTGTAATAGATTGTATTTATCACCATATTCATCTTTAAATTTATCAAACTCAATTAATTCTTTTTCTCTATCGTCATAAATATTAATTGTTTTTGTATTCTCGTCAACAAAACTAAGAATTCTCTCAACTTTATCAGCACCACCTTTTTTAAACGAATATTCATCAAAAACAATATTATTTTTTTCTAATACTTTTAAAACATCATCTTTTAATTTATACATTCTATTAGTTAATAATATTGTTTTAATATTGTTATTCTTTGCATCACCTAACCATTTAGAATAAACGGTATCATTTACTTCAATATTAAAAACATCTAAATCCAATGATTCTTTTCTCCCCCACCATCCTTTATGAGGGTATTCATTACCTGTTTTATCTTTATATATTTTCTTACCTTTCTCTGGTTCATATGTATTAAACAATGTACCATCAAAATCGTAAAACGAAATTTCTGTAATCATATTCTCTTTATTTATATGGTACTTCTTGAACTGTACCGTGAACAACTAATTTATTATCAATATCTTTCCAATTATTTAATTTATTACTCATGAATGGTTTACCACCATTTCCCCTATTAACTGCTAATGTTATGTGAGGAATTTTATTCTTTGATGGATAACCATAAACACCAACAGCAACAACTTTATAATCAAATCCTAAACTATGAACAACTAATTTAACATTCTTACCAATATCTTCTTTTTTAAATGGTTTTGTCAATTCACCCATAGTAATGGTCATGTGATGTGCAATAATTTCAAAAGTATCTGGTATAAACTCTTCAAAATTATTTATTAATTCTTGTCTCGATTTATCATCTAAAACAACTGCAGAATAAGAAATTTTACTCATTTTTATTATTTATAAATTCAACAATATTATTAAAATCATTATCTAACTTATCAGCATATATATTGATTAACACTTTTCTCAACATATCACCAATTTCCTTACCTTTTAATCCTAATTTAATCAAATCATTACCATTAACAGCCAAATCTTTATTTGTTAAAGGATATTTACCGTTTTTTAATTCTTTTATCGTTTCATACAAATTATCCGGTAATATTTTACTATTCAATATGTTTGGTGTTATTTTATTTAAATTAAAAACTAACACTCTATTTTCAACATTATTGTTTGAAACATTGTCATAAGCATAACTTAACCCTTTAATAATTTTATAATTATCCAGATCACCATCCAACTCATTTTTATAAAATTCTGCTGAATCATCAACCAAATTATGTGATAACATCCATACAAATTCGCCAATATTTTCAATTAAATCCCACTTATGACTTATTAATATTCCTTTATCATTACCAAAAATATTTTTTAATAAACCACTTTCTTTTAATAATTTAGCACCTACAAAAGGATTCCCCTTTGTAACAATTTTATCAAATTCAGTCAATATTCTCTCCGATGGAATTTCTTTTATTCTATGTGCATTATTTTGTATTGCTTTTAAAGTATTCTCTTCAATTTTAAAACCAAACCGAGCAGAAAATTGGATTGAACGAAGCATTCTTAATGGATCATCAGAAAAAGCATCTGGATTAACCATTGAAATTTGTCTTTTCTTAATATCTTCTAACCCACCAAATGGATCAATAATATTACCATCCAAATCTTTTGCTAATGCATTGATTGTTAAATCTCTTCTATAAAGGTCGTCTTCTATTGATAAATTATGGTCTGATTTAACTTCAAATCCTTTATGACCACCCTCTCCAGTAGGTTTTTCACTTCTAGGAATCGCAATATCTACATCCTCACCCTCATATCCTTCTGGTTTAAATTTTAATACTCCAAAACTTTTACCAACAGAATCCACTTTACCATATTTAGACACTATATTTTCAATACTATCCATTGGAACACCAGTTATTAGTATATCCAAATCCTTAGATTCTTTACCTAATAATTCATCTCTAACAATACCCCCAACAGAATATATTTGACCACCCTTTTCTTGAATGTCTTTAATAAAAGGTAACTCATTTAATTTAATAGTATCTTCATTCATAATCGTTTTATTTTCATTTATGTCAAAAGTACTATTAATATTGTTACTAGCCAAATCTTTAAAATTATTTAACACATCATGAGTTTCATTATTACTGTTTTCTGATTTAGAATATTTAAAATATAAACCTTTTATTGTTAAGGGTTTATCAAAATCAAATTTATATTTATTACCTGTACCAGATTTAACATATGCAATTGTCATATGTGGTTTATAATCAGGGTAATTATTTCTATAATCAAACTTTTTTGTTAATACGAAATTTAATTTATGTAATAATTCTGAATTAACATTAAATTTAACAACATCAAACTCATCATTTTCAAAACAATCAATACTTTCAATATTGACTTCAATATCTGGTTTAACTAATTTTTCAACAAGATTTAATACATCTTTTTCTGATATGTTATTATTAATACCATATAAAATAGTTACATGAGGTTCATCTTCAATACCATATCCTTCAACATTATATAAATCATCATTTTTTATCTTACTAGTTATTATATTCCATTTGGGTATATCAAAAAATAACATCAAACAACCAGTATAAGTATTATTTTCCTCTTCATTAATAGTCGATAATTCTATATTGGATATATCACCTTGATTACAAGCAGCACTTGTATTACCCAAACCACCAATTTTACATTTGTTTTTAATATTAACTGCTTTAACATTATCCATATATGATTTTTTTCTTTCATTTGTTAAATCACCAGTAAACCCGTGTTTTGTCCAATAAAGAGAACCACCATTTTCATCAACGTAATGAGGGGTTATAGCAAAACCACCATACCCCCCATCATTCTTAATTCGATCGTCTAACATCATATCGTTCTTAACAATCTCATCGTATTCATGTTTTTTCATTATTTTTTTCTTTTTAAACTCCTAATAGTTTCCTTAACAATTTCTTGAACCGTTTCTTTATTATTAACAATACCTTGATTCATCTTTTCTGTTAAGAACACTTCAGTAATAACTTCTTTAATTATTTCATTAATTCTATTACCAAAATATTTTTCAAATATTCCAATAACTTGTTCTTCAAAATTACTTGGGATATTCCCTACATTCTGTTGTCCACTATTTTGTTGAGTATACTGATGTTTAATATATTCTTCAGGTGCTAAATTTAAATCTTTACCAGCCCTTTTATTGTATTCTTGAGTTCTTCTTTCTATTTCACGATATAAATCATCATCTCTTTCAGTTCCAAATCCATTTAAATCATTATTAGTATTAGGAATACCGCCATTATTTTGAAACCTATCAGCTTCTTCAAATAAACCACCTGAACTATGTTGTTGTTTTTGTGGTGTTGTTTTCTTTGGTTGTGGTGAAGATGAAGTATGTTTCATTATTGGATCACCAGAAAACTCATCACTTTTCATTGCGACTCTTTTCAAATGTTCAGTTGATTCATTTTGAGTATTATGTTGCCATGCTTCAACCAATCCCTTTAAAAATGGTTTTTTTATATTTTTAGTTGTTTCTATCCCTAAAGTTTGATTCCTACTACTTTGCTCTTGCTTTAAAGAATCTATATCTTTTTTTAATTTACTTAAATCTAACTTATCACTCATAATATAAATTTTTACTATTTTTTATAAATAGTTATAAATTTTTATTTCTCTAAACTTTTTTTGAATAATTCTCTTTGTTTATCGAAAAAGGCTTTAGTAGGTCTTTTAAAATCATTATATTTAACAAACAATTCTTTTAAATTACCAATAACATTATCGTTATCATATTTATTTTTACTTTTTTCAGTTACTGCAACAATATTACCATTTTCATTATAAACTAAATAATAATCTTTAGGCGATTTTTTTCTGTGTTTAGTAACTAATTCATAAAAATCGTTGATTTTCTTTTTAAAAATTTGTTTTTTATTTTTTTTATCATCATAAAAGTTCTTAAACTTTTTTGATTGTTTATCGAATTGACTTAATTTATCAGAATATTTATCTGGTTCTTTAATCGAAGATAATCCATCTACATTAATATTTGATTCATCTGGATCAATGGCATATATTATATCACTCATTTCTTTATCATCTGGGTTATAATTAGGTCGTATTTTTTTGAAATGTTTACCAGTTATTAACATAGATGTTATACCATCAACATAAAACAATCTCCATCCCGGCAATATATCATGATCGGGACGTGGTTTTCTAGTTATACCTCTATGACTATCACTAGCACCATTTTGTTGCCATGCTCTTAAAACAAGATTTCCAGCCTTTGATTTACCAATCAAAAATGGTTCAATTGTTCTATAACCCTTTAAAGTTACCCCTGCTCCATCAGCACTTTTACCTTCAACACCTGCATAATAAATATAAATAACCTTACGATCTTTAATAGTATCAATAAGATCATTTCTATTGACAACTTCTGTTAACAATATTTTATTATTTTTCATCATAATACCATTTCATATTTAATATTACCACAATCATATATCCAATTATAATTATTATTCCTCATATTTTCAAATTCTGTTAAGTTTTTATCAAAATATTTCAATTGTTTTTTTAATTTATTTTTTTGGTATTTAATTCTACTCTCCAAATCAATAGTATTATTTTTAAAATAAAAATAATTTGGATTACTTATATGCACCTTTTTAAAACCATTTTTTAAATATAAATTATTATATAAATCAGTATATCTTAAATCTGCAAAAGTTATTATTTTTTCACAATTATACTGTTTTATAAAATGCTTTAAAAGCTTACTAAAACCGCCAACAACAATGTATTTTGATGCAAATCTATTTAAATCCCAATAATTAGAATTATTTTTAAAACCAATAACAGAAACCAATTCATCTTCATAAAACAATCCATATTTTACACTACACTTATTATATCCTTGTATATGATATTTATTTAAAAATTCTTTAAATAAATTATTATTAATTTCAAATATTTTTGTTTTTCGTGCATAAATTTTTTTAGTGTTATTAATACCAATAATATGTTTTAATTTCGATTTAACAATTTCTTTTTTTAACAACCATTCATTTTCAAAAATAGAAACCAATCTAATATTATTTTTATATGCATCCTCCATCTTATTTTTATGATAATATTTATCGTTTTTAAATAAATTTGAATGCCAATATAAACCACAATATTCTATCCCTATGTTTTTATCTGGTAATAAAATATCTATTTCTTTACCATCTAATATTTTTCTATTATTTCTTACTATTTTTCCATTGTAAATACTTTTAATATATTCATAAATATCATTTTCAGATTTTGATATTATTTGTCCACATTTTCCACAACCATGTCCAGATAAATGATCTCTAGGCGGTTGTTCAAAAATACCATGTATAGGACAAATTATATTAACTTTAATATTACTATTAACATATTCAACCAACGAATAATCGTATTTATTATTGTGTCTTAAATTACCTTTTTTTATAAAAGAATCTAAATCATCTCTTTTAGCATCAATAATATTTTTACTGGAACATTTAGGGCAATTACAACCTTTAATATGAAATTTAGGCGTTTGTTCAAAAACTCCATGTATTGGACATATAATTTTTACTCTTTCATTATATGAATTATATTTAACCAACGAATAATCATATTTATCTTTATGTGTTTCTTTAAACTTCTTGATTATATCTTCATTAGTATGTTTTCTTTGATCATATGAACATTTTTTACATCCATTTGTCTTATAATGCCTAATTGGAGTTTGTTCAAAAACTCCATGTATTGGACATATAATTTTCACATTAGTTTTATTATTTACATACTCAACCAATGAATAATCATATTTATTATTATGTATTTTATTTGATTTATCTATAAAATATTTTTTCTCCTTATTTTTTTTTACTTTATTATTTTTATATTTTGAACACTCCGTGCATTCATATCCATTCAATAAATCATTAGGAGTTTTAAAAAAAACTCCATGTATTGAGCATATAATTTTTACTTTAGTTTTACTATTAACATATTCAACTAAAGAATAATCATATTTATCACCATATTTATTTATTGCTTTTTCAATAAATGTCTTTTTTCTATCAATCATCTTTATCACTCATTAAACAGTACCCGATTCACCATATTCATTATTACTATTATATTTATTCTTTGCTATTAAAGTTTCTCTTTGTTTAATATCAACAGAGGTTCCAATTGTACCATTAAGTTCACCCCTACCATGTTCATCACCGTCAGACAAAGCATTCTTATGTGAATTAGTATATTCATTATTTCTATTGTAAGAATTTTTAGCGATTAATTTCTCCCTATATTCTTTTCCCGATTCTAATAATCTACTCATAATATTATTTTTTTAGTATTTAGTTATTGCAATTGAAATATATTCCATTAAATTAGGAACAGTATTTAAAAATTTTATTTCTGGTTCAGAAAACCATCCATATCCAGAGTTTTCTTCATCTAATGTAATATCTTCATCACTTCCTTCATATTTGCAAACATAAACATATTCAACATTGTTATTTCTGATAATAGAAAAGGAAGCAATATATTTATTTATTTCTATATTTGTTTCTTCTTTAATCTCTCTATTTAATGCATCAATTATTTTTTCATTTTTATTAATTATACCACCGGGTAACGACCATTTATTTGGTTCCCATTGGTCTTCATATGAAGACCTTTTTAATAAAAGTACTCTATTTTCATTATTAAAAATAACACAAACAACATTTAAATTTAAATCATTAATAGATTCAGTTAATTTGTGATTATTTTTGTTTGTTAACGAAAGATTATTTTTGAAATCTTTTGTTGTTTTATCGTAAATCTCAACACCCTTTCTTTCTTTTTTTAAAGTTTGTTCAACAAAATCTTTCATTAAATCACCACCACTCAAATTATATTTTATTTCATCTTCCTTATTTTTTTCATATTCATCATAAAAATTTTTTAATCTTTTTAATCCAGAATAAGTAATACTCTTAGTTTTCAACAAATTTTTACCTCTTTTCACACCATCATGATCTGAATGAACCAATACTTGTTTATTTATATAGTTTAATATTTTATCTGGTATTTTATAATCATTACCATATAATTTACTATTCATACTGCTTATTTTTTTCTAATAAAGTTATTAATTTATTAATATCATTTTTATTCATTTTAGAAAAAACATCAGCAATACCTTTTATTTTATCACTAAATTCATCCTCATCTTTTTCATCAACAATACCAGTACGATCTTTTTCTTTTTTTATTTTATCTTCTGCAATTTTAGATTCAGTGATAGTTCCTTTTAATTGTGATTGCACATTTTCTATATATTTATCAAAACCAACCATTAAACTATTAATATTATTCGCTTTAAAAAAAGAATACATATCATCTTTTAAAACTTTTAATAATTTAATAAATTCTTCTATTTTTTCAACATTTACACTATCATCATCACTCTCATAAAAATAAAATCCAAATCTACCAAGAAAATCACTACCATAATTCTGTCCATGAACCATAACATTGTAATCTGTTGTTCTATTTGATTCTGTTTCAGTATAAGCATTAACATCACTTCTATTTTCGTTACCTATTAATGCATTATTACCATCAACTAATTCATTTATATCTTTTTTCTTCATTTGTCATTTATTTTAATATAAATAGTTTAAAAATCATAATCTTCATAATCATATTCTTCCTCTGTTGTAAATTCTAAAACCAAATCATCATAAGCTTGTTTAGCTTTCGGTTGTTTATTAAATAATTCAAACAAATTTATATTATTATCAATTTTATATTTTTTTCTAAATTCTTCTTCATATTCTAAATTCACATTATCGAAATCAATTTTTTCTAAATTTGGTATTTCAACATTTTCTCTAATAATCTTCACATATTTACCATTATAATACCCAACATTAAATTCATTTTTAATTTTAATAAGTATTAAATCACCCTTTTCAATATTATCATCAACTCTTTTCATTGATTTTTTACCAACCTTTTCTAATTCCGAATTAAGATAATTTAATGCATGATCATATATATCAACCCTTAACTTACCATTATCTTTATATCCATCCCAAACAATATCTGGATTATAACCATATTTATTCCAAAAGATAATTTCCTCATCTTCCATTGTTATTGCTTCATCTAAATCGTTTAAATCATTATCTGTAAGAATTAATTCATTTTTTTGAAAGATATTTTGTATTAGTTTCATCTCGTATCTATTCACTCCAAATTCATCTTTATACCTTTTTTTCTTTATTTTTGTTAGAATTTTACCTTGAACATCAACATTAAATGCTTCTAATAATGGTAACACTTTTTTATTAAATGCTTGAAGATATTTATCAACGTTATAATCTCCAATCATATTAGGATTTTCATTTAAAAAATTTCTATCAATTAAAGATGATGCCATTCTTTCTTCACCAGTTTCAGCATCTTTTACCATTGCTGAATCACCATCATTAGCTTTATATCCAGTATTAATTAAATAAACAGTACTATCTAATTCAGGCTCATTTGGCATCCAATCATTAGTGAATTCATACAAATCTTCTAATTTATAATCCTCCACGTTCATATTTGAACAGTTTGGATATTTACTCTTAAATTTATCACCATACATTCTCAATATATCACTTAAATGCTCTTTAAATTTATCCTTAACTAATTTATCCCTCTCTTGGATAATTAACTCCATATGGGCTTTTTTAGCCTTTTGTTTACCATTCTTATCAGTACCTCTATTTACATAATCTTTAATTGACTCTTTTACTCTTTTTTTACTAGCGATTTTCTTTAATGGTATTTTTTTATAAAAAATATCTTCACAATAAGAATTATAATAATCAACAAAATCATCACCTCTACCTTCCAAAATCATGATCAAACCTTTATCAATAAAATCTTCAATATATTCAGGCATAACTTTATTTTTAATCATACCACCAATTAATTTTACTTTCTTATTACCCTTTTTATCTAACTGTAATAAAGCATAATTATTCTTTTTCAGATTTAGACATGAAATGAATTGTCCATCATCATCTACGGCCATGTACGGTTTTCTCATCACTTCGTTATTAAACTTTTCTATTAATGCTGAAACACCAATTTTACCATTATATTGCCATGCTTCACTACTTGATATTTCATCATTAATAATTTTTTCTTCATTATCTCTAACGAATATATTTGTTGTTTTTGGTATACTAAAGTTAATACCATCAGTAACACATAATAATGGTTTACAACCATAATTTTCAAACCATTTAATGGCTTTCCTTAACTCTAATCTACCAATAGTAGTAATCCTACCAGCACAAATATTATCAGACCAATTAAAAGAATAACCCGATCCCAATGCACCAAATAATGAGTTGTTCAAAATTTTAATTGGTAATTGTTGAACTTTAAACATTTTTCTCTCACTATCCAACAAAGTATTATTTTTATATTTTTCAATAATATCATAATAATTATTAAGTTCTAGGATACTTAACTCATTTTCATTAAGATTATCTCCAGATGCCATTTTTTTATAGACATTACGAGTTGTTGTCATATACAACAACATTCTTTTAATAATATTTGTAGTATCAAAAATAGGAAATACATCATAAGTTAATTGAATCATTGGATATAGAGATGCAAAGTCGATTTTAATAACATCTTCATTATACCCCTTTTTAAAACACCTAGATAAACCACCACTAAATTTAGTTTTTTCATCTGATTCTGGTATTGCTAAACCATTATCATTACTCCACGCTGTAAGCAATAAATTCCATGTTGATGCTGTACCCATTGTGCAAATTCTTGTATATGTTGTGGGTATCATCTTTGCAAGTAAGAATGATGATTGGTTATATAATTCATCAATTTTTTCTGTTTCCCATAAGTCGTCTAACAAATATTGTCTTAATAATTTTTTACCATTAATAATTTTATTATATTCTTCTAATTCATATTTCTCCTTAAACCAATCAATAAAATCTTTATTTTTTTCTTTTAATTTTGATTGTGCTTGTACATATTCATCTTTAGATAATACATTTTTACTATTTTGTAATTTGAAAAAGTTTAAAGCACTTTCTTGGTATTTATTTGGTATATCTAAATAATGATTATTTTTTTCGTTAACCAAAAACATCCTATTCTCTTTCCACATAGAATATATACCATTATCATCACCATCAATATATGTTCTATTCTCTTTAGCTACCTCTTCAAATTTACAGATGTATTTTAATCCAAATTCTTTAATATCACTATTAATTGCTGCAGTTTTCTTAACTGCATGCATAATGTCAATAACACTAGTACCCCAAATAATAGTACTCATATATTTTAAAGATTCCCCACCAATTTTAACAGTTGATGGTTTCCTTTTAATTTTTTCTTTCGGATCTAATGTTGTTGTAATATTAGATAAATCTAAATCTAAAATTTCTGCTCTCTTGATGATAAAATCAAAGTCAAATTCTTCTGAGTTATATCCAGCAATTATTGCAGGTTTTAACTTATTAATCACATAAAAAAAATCAATAATTATTTTTCTTTCTGCATCATCATCTTCTTGTTTTTCAGCTTCTAAAATTGTTTCAAAACCTTTATTATCTTTAACACCAATGGAAAAAACCCTTGTTACTGATGGTCTTAATCCACTTGTTTCAATATCGAAAATCATTCTATGAACATCATTATAATGATCAATACCTTTAAACAATCTTAATTTAGTATCAATAAAAAATTGTTCTTCAGGGCTAACATAATAAAAAAGATGACGATATAAAAAAATAGGTCTACCATTCTTTTCTTTAATTACTCTACCTCTTTCATTCTTTTTCTTTTCATATGGATTTACACCACCATCCTTATAAAATTGAATTATATTATTAAACGATTTTTTACTACTTACTTTATAAGAAAAACCGTTCTCCAATCTCTTTTGCCCACCAGTTTCTAGTTTTGTAAAAGTGATTCCATGTTGAACCATTTTTAATTTTATTAATTCAGAATCACCACCATATAATTTTAAATCATGAAGTTTAAAATCTTTAACAAATAAAAAAGGGATATAATTGATGGTATCAATATATTTAGAACCATCAGGTTTATGTATTAAACATTTAGCATAATTGTGGTTTTTATCTGTTTCAATGTTAACAATATATTTATGTTCATCATTTTCACCCTCTAAAAATGTTTTAATTTCTTTTATATTAGTAGTATCCATTTATCATTCTTTATATATTAATAACTCTATTTTTTTAAATCACTAATCAATTCATTAATGACTGAATCATTCATTTTTGTTTCATATTTTTCATTATCTAAAACCAATCTAATTTCTTTCTTTTTCTCTTCAACAAGATAAAATACTTTTATATCCACAGTTTCCAAATATAATGGATAATAAACATTAACTTTTTTTGTTTGTGATATTCTATCCAATCTATCAACAATCTGGTCATTCTCACCAACAGTATATGGTTCAGTTAAAACAACAATTTTTGATGCTGCCGTCAAAGTTAACCCTTCTTTTCCAGTTTGTACAGTAGAAAAGAAAATTTTAACATTACTTTCTTTATCTTGAAAAAGTTTAACCATTTCCCTTCTGTCTTCTGGAGAAGTATTACCATAATGTAATACACTAATATCTTTATATTTATCGTGTAAATACTCTAATCCTTCAACAAAGTAATCCATGATTACTATTTTCTCACCAGATTCAATCATTAAATCAATAAATTCATGCAAATCTTTATTTCTTACTTTAAGATTTGATAAATATTGTCTAACTTTTAACATTGCGGTCATTGGATTAATCTTAACAAGTTTTCCATCCAAATCTTCTTTAACCTCATTTAATATATCATTGTATTGTTTTCTTTCTTTTGAATTTAACTCAAATAAAATTCGATCATATGTTTTACCGGGTAAGAATTTTAATACTTCTTCTTTCCTTTTTCTAAATATATATGGACTAATTTTCTCATATAAAGATTCAAAATTGGTTTGTTTTGGGTCATAATCCCATTTATCAAAAGAATCAGGATTATATGTCATTCCACAATAATCTTGATAGAATGTAGTTTTATTTGGAAAATCTAATGGTGATAACATATTCATAACAGTATATAATTCATATGCCCTGTTATTCATAGGTGTACCACTCATAAAAACTTTACAAGGTGTCTCATTTAAAAATATTTTATCATCAAAAATATCTTTTATATTATTATATGTTTGACTTTTTTCGTTTTTTATTCTGTGACACTCATCTAAGATTAAACATTCAATATTATCAATTCCTAATTTTTCAAATTTTTCAATACTATTTTTACTTCTAAAAAAATCATAATTAATAATAATATATTTCGCTTCCTCAATAGAATATTCATTCTTTTTCCAATTTATAACATGTGCCTTTGAATATGTAAATTTATTTATCTCGTCATAATAATTAAATTTTAACGATTTAGGTGTAATTACAAAGACTTTATTAAAATTATTAAACTCTGAGAATGAGATGCTTATAACACTTTTCCCGGTTCCCATGTCTAATGCAAATAACACATTTCTAATAGCATCAGCAAATAAAACAGCTTGAGATTGATAAGGATATAACTTTACACCATCTTTTAATTTTTGATGTAGTTTATCTTCATGTACTTTATAAGTTTCTTTTAATTGTTCTTTATAATTTAACCAATATTCTTTTTTCTCTTCTAATTCTTTCTTTCTTCGATCATAATCCTTAATTTCATTTATTTTCTTCTTTACTTTCTTTTGAAAATAATTCTTTTCTTTATCATTCTGAAATTTGAAGAATATATCATTCCTACCTTTATATTCTTTCATTAACAAATACAAAGAATACGTTTTTAATTTCCAAAGTTTTTCCTTTGGTAAATATTCCCTGTCTTCATAATGAATTTCCTTAATTTTAGATATAAGGTTTGGTTCATACTGAAATTTCAATATGAATTTATCTTTTCTCCCATCTTTTACACAATTAATTATAAACATAAAAAAAATCCAATGCTTTTATACATCGGACAAAGATAGTAAATATTAAACAAATAAACAAGATTTATTGTTGACTCATAATTATTGTTTTAAAAACAACACTAGAATATTGTGAATCTGAATAATTAATATTATTGCTTAATACTTTAATTCTATAATAATAAGTAATACCGTACGATAAATTCTCATCAGAATAAAAATATTGGTATACATTATTATTTAAATAGCCATCACTAACTATATTTATTTCAGACCAATTAGAATTATCAATACTTCTTTCAATACTAAAAGAATATTCATCAGTATAATATATCCACGTCAATAAAATATCATTTCCCATACTATCAATATCTAAATATTCAACATTTTTTAAAGTATTAATAATGTTAACTATATCTGTTTTAGTATGTGTTTTAGATATTAAAATATTAATATAATCATTATTTGGTAATGTTATAGTTCCACAATAATCACCAACAAAGTTTAATTTAAATTCACCACTATATCTACCATGATTAAATGTATCGATTTCATCAAACACATAGTATAAAGTATATTTTGTTTCATATGGGGTTTCTTGTATATCTTCTCTATAAGAAATTTCTCCCTTTTTGTTTGCAATTACGTACTGTTCTTCCTCATCATCAAACATTGAAAATGCTACTGCCACATTTTGCATCATTTCGTCAGTAATATTAAATCTTTCCATTATTTTTTGTGTTATTGGAAATTTTAATATTGGCATTGTACTATGTTGTTTTATGTAAAAATTCATATTTATTAATCGTTTAAATTATATTTAAATAATTTCTCAGCTTCTACTGGATTTAAAAATGGATCAATATTATATTTACCTGTTGCATTCAAGAATTGTATTACATGTTCATAACAATACAATTCAGCTGTAGTTCTTGATCCATACCATCTATCAGTAAATATTTTTAAGGTATGAAATAAAAAGTTTTCAAATTCATATTTTGTATTTTCTGATAATTTCAAATATTTCATTCCCTTCTCATATTGTTTTTCTGTCAATTCAATAGTATAAAATCTTAATTTATATTTTTTTAATTCTATTAAATATTCTTCAAAATTTCTAGATTTAACACCTTCAGATATTGCACCAGAGGTCATTTCACCGTATTTAAGTTCACAATGATTGTAACAGTATGATGGTTTCTTAAACCTCAATAAATACCATAAAAACATACCTATATGGATAATTATAGCACTTAAATTATAACTTCTAACTAAAACTACTTCTACTTTTTTCATAAATTTTCAAATTTCACTTAAAGATAAACCACCATATACACTTCCTCCAGTATCATCAATATTAGCAACGCCTAAAACAATTTCATCACTAGTTTCATCTATATTAGAACCCATTGTTAAATAAGTTTTTATTACTTCTGAAACAATAGCTTTAACTTGATTTGAACTAGAAGAATACCCTCCTGAAATAATAAACCCATCTGTTAATAAATTAGTATTATTTCTAGATATATCATATTGAATTGATGTATGATCAAGATTAACCCAATTAGCATTATCAGTACCACCTATTGTAGGGTTTAAAAATAATTTCCATTCATAATTAATATTTGAAGTTGAGAAAATATCTATTGATTCTATAATAACTTTTGATGTAAATGCATTTACATCAGGTATAGTACCAATATTAGAGTTAGATTTTAACCTAATACTAATAATTGGTGTATATGTGTCTTGTGCTCCTAATGTTACTAATGTTCCACCTCTACTAACATTATAAGTTATTGATGTGTTTTCTTGACCACCTTCACTTAATATTGATGAACAAATAGTATTTAAACTACTTTCAGGGCCAGTACCATCATTAATAATTTCATATCTTATTGGTAATGATGGATCGCTCATATATACAACAGAATTTAAATCCAACTCATTACTATTAGTTTCAATATGACAAAGATAATATATTCCTTTATCAACCACACCATATCTAATTTGTCCAACACCTAACCATTCAAAATCAATAAAGAAGATTTTAGACCTATTTAAATTCATATTATAACCACTAATACCAGTCCCATCTAATTTATCAAAATTAAAATTATCTCTAATTATAATTTTATCAACCGGACTTCCACTAGTATTTGTTCTTATACCAACACTAAATAAACCATTTTGATCTTGAAAAAACAAACCATTTCTATTATCAAATGCACCCCATCTTTTAGTTATTCCATTTGGAGCATCACCAATTAAACCAGTTAAAAAAACAAATTGAGATTTACCCGGTTGATAAATTCCTCTTAATTTCGATTGTCTAGCTCTATGTCCAGCAGTATTAGCTGATACAGATATTTGATAACTAGATTTATTTATTTGAAATGCACTTGATGTACCTGTTCCTGAAATTTCAGCATCATCCCAAATCAAATTTTCGTTACCTTTAACTGTTTTAGTATCAAAAATAGTATATGGAACAGATGTTCTCATTCTACCAAACGCATCATAATACATTTGACTCTGTGGAGTAGTACCATCAAACTTTATAGATTTTAAATATGTCATATTTATTTTATATTATAAACCAATTATTACCATCAGTTTGTATTGTAATGCTATTATTTTGTGTTGTTATTATTTGTTCTAATTCACCGTCAATAGTTTTATTATTACTTGTATTTATTAATAAATTATTAGATGAAGAGTCTATTTTTTTTATATTAAATAGTTTACCATAAATATTTGTAGTTTCAGGTAAAGTTATAATTATATCACCCAAACTACAATCAACTAGTACTGTGTAATTATTAAGTGTTAATAATGTATCACCTGTTAAAGTATTAATATTTCTAATATTCAAATAATCATCAAATTTATTTTTTTCTTCACTTGTTAAGTGTTGATAATTTCCAGCATTTAAACCAACTAAAGAATTATGTGTAATTGCATTAACTGGTATTTCAATTCTACTTTTTGACGGTATTAAACCTTCAACAGATAATCTAAAAAGAGGATCACCACCACCTACAGTTTTTCTACCAAAAGTTCTAATAATTATTCTATCAGTATCACTCATAGTAAAACCACTATGTATAGCAACTGTATTATATAAAGTTAAATCTTCTTTATCAATATTTACATTATTTGATTGTGATATAAATGTTTCCACACCTAAACCATCTCTTTTATAATATCTGACAAACATATTTATATCAGGCAATCCAGACAACTTAGCTGCAATGAAAGAACTATCAATTAATCCTTCTGGAATTACACCAACAAATATATTTTCATCTGATATACCAGAACTTAAAATTTGATATTCATCAGTTGAACTTGCTGTTATAGTTGTATCTAAATAATATGATGTTTCCTTATCATATCTTGGATCTTCAATACTTTGACATCTTTGTTTAAAAAAATTACCAGTTAATGGATCAATAATATCACTATCTTCATATAACAAAAAACTTGATATTGGTACGTTTAATGCTTTAGGTCTTGAATCATCACTAATATAATATTTGTTGTTTGCTTCTATTAATGTGAATGATGTTCCATTAATACTCAAAGTTTGGATTGTATTATCTCCAATTAATGTTGTGCCCGAAGTAGTAATCAAACTAACACTACCCTCTCCTTCTAATAAGAATTTTGCTCTATACGATTTTTCATTATTTGGGTTTATTGGTTCTGGTAGTGTTAATGTTAATGATTGACCTTGAGGTTTACAAACATACAAAACACAATTTTCTATACCATCATCAGTAAAATCTCTATTCGTTGTTATTTCAACAACACTTTCCAACATTCTTGTATCATTAATTATATCATAATGGTCATTATATGCTTTAACAAATACACCACCAGATATAGTCGGTAGTGTAAGACTTTCATACCCTCCTATTAATTGTTGTGATTGTGAATTAATTGTAATTTTATGTGTATTTCTCTCTAAAATAAAACCATATTCACTTTCATCATTTATAATTGCATCAGGTAAAGTAATATTAATCGCTTGAAATTCTGCATTAATAATATATATTGTTTGTGGTTCTGCTAATTCAACATCACCAGATACATGTATTATTTTCCAAGAGTAATAAGTATCTCCTGAAGATAATTCATCCAATTTTTCCTTTTCTAATTGTGTTAAATGTTGGTAATCACCAGCATTTAAATTATCTAAGTCATTATGTCTTAAATCCTCAGATGCAATTGCTAACTTTCTATTAAATAGAAAATAATTACCACTAACTAAATCTATTAATGAGGTTGTTGCCATTATTTATAATTTAAATTTATTCTATTAGCCCACACATTATCATAAAATTCATTTCCATCGGCATATTTTTGTGCCCAAACACCACTATTATTTTCAATTTTTTTAATTTTCCATAATGGTTCATTTTCACTTGTTCCGTATTGTGCCCAACCTAAATAAATATTACTCTCATCAGTATCATCAATTCTAGTTGGTGAATCATTTTTAAATATTGTTTTATCATTACCATAAGAATCTTTATTCTGAACTGATTTTCTATATAATGTTGTATCATATCCTACAGGTGTAAATTGTTTAGCCATATTTTTTTAATTTAGAAATATAATGATGTAATATACCAAAAACTTCCACTATATTTGAAAGTAAAACTACCATAATTACTATCAATTTTAACAGATGTTTCACCATTAATAGTCTTACCATTGCCACTTATTGTAATTGAATTTGTTTCAGCATCACCTCTTAAATCTGTTACTGTATATTCAACATAATCTTCTGGTTCTAATGGTAAATTTATTGTTGTTGTAGTGTCTAATACACCTATATAATTTAGATCATCGTTTGCTATTGTATATTCAATTCCTTCACCAACAGTTGTTTTTATTTCAGCAGAAAATGAACTTTCACCAATTTTAACCCAATTATCAATATTAGTATAATCTGGAACATTTATATTATTTGGGTCTAACAATACGTATACTCCACGATCTCTTACCACACTATCACCATAAACTGTTACTTTTATACCACTATACAAATACACATTACCATCAGCATTTTGCCAAGTACTAGTACCTGTTAAATCTGATAAATTTTCCACCCTATCTCTACCATCAAAAGGTTCAGCAGATTTAGGTTCAAAGTTTCCTGAAAAAGGTATTAATCCAACTGTTCTTGCCATATTATTTTATTAAAAAGTAAATCTTAATCTTCTTGCACCAATCAAAGATCCGTTATGTGTGAACACATTATAATTGATTGTATAACCATTAATATTATTTGTTGTTGTTGATTGTGTAAAGGAATTTATGTCAATAATATCCCATTGTCCTGAAAGTTCATTATATTGTTCAATTCTTGATAATGTACCCCAAACATTTGGAATTTCCAATGTTTGTTTATTTGATGACGTTTCTGCAACCATTTCAACAATAACTGCTGAACCATGCGCAGCCAAAGGTCTTTTTGTTAGTGATGTAATATTAGAAGTTGTTGCAAAATAAGGATATACACCAGTTATAGTTCTGTTAGTAGATACTATGCTACCAGCAGGATAAGGTTCTAATTGTACTGTTGTTTCAGTATTTTCATCATAATATTCAGTATTACCATAACTGGTTGTTGGTTGTGAGCCTTCTCCAAAATATACTGTGCAATTCCAACTTTGAGCACCACTAACTATTTCATAATTTGTTAATGTTGTTGAATTTGTTAATGAATTTGTAATATTTTCAACAGTTAAACTTGGCCCTGAATACACATATCTCTCAACTTCACCACTCCTAAAATCAAAAGAATTATATGTTGTTGATACAATTTCTATTTTACCTCTATTAAACACTATATTAAATGTTGAATTTATAATAGCACCAATTTCTCTAAATCCTGTTTCAGTAGCAGTAAAAGATGTTATACTAGGATCGACTAATGTTGGTATTTTTTCTTCCCTTATTAAAGTATCCCACATTTCACTCATAGTTGCTTCTGTAAATTCATCTCCTTCTCTAATACCACCAACATTTCTTTCAGCAATACCACTATATCTTGCAACAACTTCTTGTAGTACTATTTTATTTTTTTCATAATCATACACTAATGCATATTCATTATAATCGAGAGTATCACCAGTAATATTTGGATCAATTTCAACACCTTTTGATTTCAAAATACCAATAAAGTCTGTTTCACCTTCTAAACTTAAAGTGGAACCAGAAACTTGCTTAAACTGCCTACTATCTAAATTTGGTCTTGTTACAAATGTCATTATATTATGTTTTAATATAAATAGTATAAACATAAAAAAACCACAGAATTAATATCCTGTGGTTTTAATTTTAAAAAATATAAATTATTCTCCTAGTAAATTTTTTAATTCATCTTTATTAAACACTTCACCATTATCTCCACTGTATTTATTTAACTTATCATCTAATGATTCTGGTGTATCTGTTTTTTCAACAATCTTTTTAGACCTAGGTAAATCACCAGTAATTCTAATTTCCATAGTATCATTATTAAAAATTGAATCTTTAAATACATGCCCATCTTGTGCAAATCTAGCTTTTAATATCTGCATATTTGCTAATCCTGCAAGTTTTTGTTCTGAATTTTTAGCAATTGACATTAAAAAATGTGATTTTTGTGCTCTTTTAATGTTACCACCCATTTGAGTATGGTCAACCAACTCAGCATTAAAACTAGAATTATGAGTGTATATATCATTAGCAAAAAACATGTGTGTATCTTCAACCATAATATCTATCGTATCAATTTCATCATATTCTTCTATTGAAACAATTTCATCTTTAAAAAAATTAATCTTATTATCTTTCATATTAATTATTTATAAATTTTAAACATTTATTAACAACATTCTCTTTATTTTTTAAATATTCTTTTTCTGGAATTCTTAGTAATTTATAACCCTTCTTTTCATATATTTTATTTTTTATAATATCTTTCTTTTTTGTTTCATTTAATGAATGCCAATATTCACCATCAAATTCAATAATAATATTATTTAATTTGAAGTCTGCAAATATAATATATTCTTCATCTCTAACAAAATATTCTTTATTCTTTTCGGCAAAATAACAATCATTTTTTTGTTGATCTGTTAAATGATTATATATACTCCAAAATAATTCTTGTGAAATTTTAGAATATTTATCATTAAAGTTGTTTCTTTTTAAGATTAAATCCTGATATTTCTTTTTTCCAATACTTTCACCATATTTTTCAATATATCCATCTTTAGAATTAATATATGATATTTTCTTTGTATATTCATTATATTTTTCATTACCCTTTTCAGCACCATATCGTTTTATAAAACTTTTTAAACTAGTTTTATTCATACTTTCTTTATATTCATTCCATTTTTTTATTCCTCTTTCCTTACCATATTTATCAATATAATATTTTTTTGAATACCTATATTCATACCAAGAATATTTTTTATTGTATCTAAACAATCCTTCTTCCTCACCATATATTCTTACGAAATCTTGTAATGTTGATCCATTACTATATTTTTTACCATTTTTTTTATTTGTTTTATATGTTTGACTTCTTTTATTAACATATTCATACCACTTTTTTTCACCATTTTTATCACCATATCTTATAATAAAATTATCCAACGAACAACCATTATATTTATTTTTATCTTTCCATTTTTTTCTTCCATCTATTTCACCAAATTTTTTTATATATTTTGATAATGTTTGTGTTGTTAAATTATTTCTATCATTAAATAATTTCTGACCATATTTTTCACCAAATCTTATTTCATGTGAATATAAAGAAGATGAATCCCTGAATAATTTTGTTTTAATTATATCTATTCTATCAACCCAAGAGATATCTTTAGGTGATACATCATATTTAATGAAACCTTTTATTGTTTTTAATTGATACCTTATTTCATGATTATTATATTTCTTCAATATTTTATTTATTTCAGGTATATCTTTTTCTCTAAATTCAACACCCTTCATTTCTTTTAAAGAAAATAATTCATTTATAGTATAATGTTTAGCCATATTATTCATTTATTATAAATAGTACGACTAAACATTATTTTTGTGGGCTGTTCATCCTATTTTTTCACAGATAAACTATCACCAACTTTTAAACCATTATTAATTGATTTTAACGTATCACCAACAGGGAAGTTATGTTTTCCAGAACAAATAATTTCTTTACCACTCTTGGTTTTAATCTTAAATGTTTTCTGTTTTTTTATTGGATAAATATATTGAACATTTTTATAACCTTCTTTGGTTAAGATTTTATCACCTATATTTAATTCCTTTATTTTTATTTTTCCCTTATCTTCAACATCAACAATTGTATTTAAATCAAGACATCTATTACCCTGCACTGCTGTCCACATAGGAATATCATACTTTGAAGCCATTGAAATAAACATTTTAATAATTGCCAATTCTGCTTGATTTTGATCAACAGCTTTTTTATGTGATTCTAAACAATCCAAATAATCTAAAACAATAATATCAAATTTATAACCAAATTTCTTTTGATAATTATCAATCCAATTTTTTACATCTACTAAGGTTGTTTCATCTTCATCAAATTTTTTGATTACTAATTTATTCTTGATTTTTTGTACTTTATCATTAACAAGAGCATAAGCTTCATCTTTTCGATCTTGTAATTCTGATAAAGGTATTTTTGACCATATAGTAAAATGCTTCCTTTTTATTTCATCAGGAGTATCCTCAAAAATGATTTGTAAGACGTTTTTACCTTCTTCTAATGCAGAGTTGGCTATCTTGGTTAAGAATGTGCTTTTTCCAACCCCTGAAGGGGCTAAAACCAATCCAACTTCACCTTTACCTAATCCACCTCCAGTAACATTGTCTATACCATATACACCTGTTGGAATAGTCTCTCTAAATTTCTTATCAAAAGCAGCTTTAATATTATCAGTTAATAATACACCATAATCATTATCATCACCAATATTGTTAATTTTAGAGAATTGTTCTTCGATATGAAATATATTCTTTTTTGATTTAATTTCACCTGTTTTTACTTTTCTTAAAATATCTTCTGAGATTTTTCGATATTCTTGTTGTTTAATAAAAACAAATGTTTCCTTCTGCACTATATCCCCATCATAAGGTATTTTTTGATTTAAAACACTATCATTCCAATATTGTATTTGTTTAATTATTTCAGTTAATACTTCTTCTTCAATACTATTTTTAGAATTATATATCTTTAGAGCATGATAAATACTTTTATTTTCCAAATTCGGAATCATTTCATATTCATCACTATATTG